TGGCAATCGGCTCGGATCAAGCCTACGCACTCCCTGAGTGCTGAGCTGGTATAATACTGAAGGGTGTATTTTTGTAATTTTTAGATGACCATGATAGGCTCAACGCTCACTTGGCAACGTTGAAATTATTGATTAACAGAAGAAGAGATTGGACCACGAAACTCAACATCGTACTCAACAGCTACAGAGCAAGCAACTGTGCCTTGCGAAAACCCTGTAACATAGACGTTGCCGTTAGTGAACGACATGTCATTGATTGACGATGTGGCGATTAGAACTCCTTTTGTGCCCGAGTTCAACGCTGTCGCGGAGTTGGAAGTAACCACTTTCCAGTTCGAATCTACAGTAAGGGGAACCCTGAAGTCCTTGGAGACAAGTTGGGCACACGAGATGGTGCGACCGCCAGCCATCTGGCTGACTGCACTCGGTACCGAAGCGTTCAGACAGTCCTGATAATCCTTGGAGCTGATCATCATCAACTTGCCTGTGGAGCTTGACGAAATGTTCTCTGGAATCAAACGAGCAACGGCTCGAAGCACGCGATATTCCTTGAAATTGGTCGCTGTGTTCTGTAACCACGGAAGATGGCATGTCTCTACCGTGTAAGCATTGATCGAGACCGCTGACCCATTTGTTGTAAACTGAGGACAGATAATTTGTCTTGGACCTAAGGTAAACTGCAAATCGCCTTGTGTTGAACCTGAGGCTGTTTGAACTAGTAATGGAGGGCTGCCAACGCTGTTGGCATCCGTAACTAACACCTCCGTGACGCCCTTGAACGCTTTCACGAGACCTTGTGAGCGTTGGACGGGCTTTGACCGTTTTGTAGTATTCTTCTTTTGTGACATATAGGTTATCTTTAATAGTGGTATCTATGATTAAATTATTTATTAATTGAGTTTTTAATCAAAGGCCGCGTGTAGCGACAATGCTGTTGTATCAAGCTTGGGGTTGTATTCCCCTTTAATAGTCAACCGATCATAGTAAGCTTCTAACTCCACCTGCGCATCAGGCGGGACGCCAGTCGCATGATAATACGACAACCTTGATAGGTCTGATATTGGCTGAATTGTGGTACCCATTCCACGCGTTAGAAATGCTGTCCCGGTCTCAAGGGCCGGGTGCCCCACCAGTACACGCCCGTTAGAACAACGCACATAACACTGATAGAGGTTTTGGAGAACCGGAATACCGGAATTTAGGGCTAGTCCACCCTGACCAAACACGCCAAGCACACCTTCCAATGCACGGGGTGAGGTCATGTGAGGGATGGTAGTAATGGAGTCCTTGCAAGATACAACCGTAGGATTACGCACTTGTCT